CAGGTTGCGCCAGTGGTGCTGTCAGCCGCGATGCACCACCGCGCGCTCTGGCATCATCTCCGCAAGCGCCGAGTTGCTTTTTGCTGTGCTTCATCACGCAAACCTTCACCGACACTGAAGAAGACATCTCCAGCACTGGCGGCAACCTTGCAAACAGCGTGGCTAACGAGCAAACGCTATCCGGTCCCACGCTGAGCCTCAGTAAGGGCACGCCACCACCACCAGCCACAGGGACGCCGAAATAATGACTTGGGACATCGCATCAGCCAAATCGTTCTTGGGCTTGCCAGCCGCTGTTGACCCTGTGCTTGACCCAAGGCTGCAAGTCGGTCTGGATACGGCGCTGTCAATTGCCGAAGCATACTGTGATCGCAAGTTTATGCACACGGCAGCGCAAGTTGAGACCTTCACCCACACCTCTGGTGGCAGCATCTCGCTGATCCGCTACCCCCTAGACAAAGATCCTGTGTTGTCGGGCGACCAGAACACCTACAAGTTTCACACCGATTGGCAGAATGGCGTTGTACACTTTGATAGCACAATCGCCGATCACCAGATGACGGCCACTTATTCCGGCGGCTACACTGTTCTGCCCAGTGATTTAGAGTTTGCCTTGTGGAGCGTCTTTGGCAGCGTCTGGTCTAATATGCAAAGCGGCGCGACAGGCGCTGCTGCTGGTGGCATTAAAAAGGTTTCCATCGTCGGTGTGGGCAGTGTTGACTTTGACAGCTCCGGCGGCGGCTCTGGCGGCGGATCCGGTGGATACTCCCCTGGTTCACCGATACCCGCCGCCAGCGCTTTTATCCTTGACACATACCGGAGAGTGCTGGCCTGATGTTCTCTGCCAATCAACTTCAACAGATTACTGGTGCGCTCCTTAGCACCTTCGACTTGTTGTCGCAGCCAGCAAGCCTTGAGCAAGCTGCGCCGCCTCACAAGATAACCCCGTGCTTCGTTGGGTTTAAATATGCGGGCGAAGGCGACCAAGAGATCATAAACGCCTATGGCATCGGCTCAGCAATCTTGACGTTCCGCGCCTCGCAAGTCACGCCCGCAAAGTTTGACACGCTGAAGCTTGATGGCAAGAGCTTTACGCTAGACGCGGTTCATCCAATTCATGTCAACGCGCAACTCTTGTTCTACAAGGGCATCGCAAAAGGCGGGAACTCATAATGTCGGCAAGCTATGTCAGAACAACAACAAGACGTTGGGCCGCTGAAGTTGCCACATCTGTTGGTGTGCCGTTTTACGATACCATAAATCTAGCCCCCACTCCGACAGACAACGTTTGGTGGACCGTCAGTTTTACGTCGGAAAGCCACGAAGGCACGTTCTGCAAGCCTGGCTATATCGAAAACGGGTTTATATCTGTCGTTGTCATGGCCCGCCCTGGGCGTGGTGATGCAGAAGCTATAACAGCAATGGAATCTATCATCCCAGCTTTAGATGCCAAGATCGACCCTACACAGCGTCTTGTGTTGAAAAACTATGAGCCGCTTGATGAGGATAGCGCTGGGAGCGCTGACAGTATGTATCGGGTGCAAGTAGTTGTCAATTATGCGCATTCGTTATAAAAGAAAAATGGTGAGCAACCATCGCAGACCAAAAGGAGATTTACAATGGCTGCATCGAGTACAAAAGGCGTAAGCGTCTGCATGACTAAGACCGCAGCCGTAGGTAAAACCCTTACGGTTACGGCAGTATCAAAAGCAAAGCCAGCAGTGGTAACTGCAGCGGCCCACGGGCTTGTTGCGGGTGACATTGTTGTCTTCCCAGCAAGTGCAACTGGCATTGCTGAAGTTGACGGCAAGAGCTTTGTCGTGGGAGCGCCTATCGACGCGACCACATTCACTCTGCTTGGCGCCGACACGGCAGGAGCCACTGGCACATTCGCCGCTGGCGCTAACAAGCCAACTGCGTACGCAACGGCGGACATGGAGTGCCTCTGCTGGTCTTCGCTTGGGTTCAATCCAGAATCGCCGTCGACCATTTCGGTTGCTACGTTCTGCGATCCATCGGCCCAGATTGCTTCGTCTACAACAGGCGCAGGAACGGTGGACTTTGGCGGTTATGTGGACATCACATCGCCCGACTACATAGCCATCGTTGCAGCAGAAGCCGACGGTAAGGCCCACGAGTTCCGCATCACGCTTCCAAACAACGGCTACATCTTGTTCAAGGGCACTGTTTCGTCCCTGAATATCGATGTGCCATTGGAAGGTGCAGTGGCTTACAGCGGTCAGATCACTCTGACGAGCAAGCCCCGGCACATTTTCTAATCCCGCAAGGGAGGGGCTGGTAGGTATGCTCACCAACCTGCTGGCCCCAATTTCACGGTGAGATGGTGAAAAGGTGAGTGTTATTATGATGGAATTTAAAACCAAGACAGTTGAGATTAGAGGCCTCACGTTTGAGGTCCGCGAACTAACAATACGCGACATGATCCCGTTGCTGAAGACTTTGGAAGATGAGCCAGTTGCTGGTCAAGCCGAGATGATGCGTCGTTCTTTGTATATTGATGGCGCACCCATCGGTGAAAAGTACGACGAACTTCCAGCATCGATGATGATGAAGCTCGTGCCCGTTGTTATGGAAGTGAATAATCTAGGCGGTGGCGATGACGAGGGAAAGGAAGGCGAGGTCGGTACGATTTAAACCTCTTTCACATTGCCGCTACCATAGGTTGCACGGTTAATGAGTTAGAGAGTCGGCTGACGTTCTCTGAGTATCAAGGGTGGATTGAGTACTTCAAAACGCTGAACGGCGAAGAGGAAAAACCCAATCCGTTGGAAGATCAAACGGGCAATGCATTGTTGAAAGAATTTAGGATATGAGACTTGAATTGCCCAGAGATGGCCTGAATGCCGAAGCTCAGTATAATGAGATTAAGGCGGCTATCCTGCGTCAAGACTTGCCTAACATTCTTGGACAAGAGCAGAAGCGGGGTTTTCCCAAAGAGTACACTTTATTGATGAAGCAGCGCGGGAGTGAGGCACGGCGGAAGCTGTCAACCTTATCTCCTGCGTTCTTCAAAATTGGGACGGAACTTTCCCCAACCACATTTACATTTGTGAGCGGCGCAAACTGGGCGCAAGTTGCAGAAGCTGCCGAATACGCGATTGGCGTATTCAAGCGCCACGCCCCATTCAGAACAGGCAGATACATTAACAGTCTCTTGGTACAGGGTCAGGGTCGGGGGATTAGCCAGCGCGGTATCAAAAAAGCAACGGAGAAATTTACCGAAAAGGATCGGCTGTATATCAGGCCAGCTGTCATCTATTCGGCATCCCTTGAGGCTGGGCATTTCACGGGCTATTACAAGAACGCAAAGCGCGGCGGCATTCTGTATCATGTAGCTAAGGAAGTGAACGCCAAATACGGTGCAAAGGTTGCCTGTCGCATGGTGTACACCGTTATGGCGGGTGATAAGGGCGAAATAAGGGCTGCGCCTGTTCTTGAGTTTGGCGTTGCTGGAGCCTTCGCTAGCAACAGCACAAGGCCGGGGAAAAATAGACGTAGGCGCGCCCGCAAAGCCGCTGCTGGAAGAAGGGGCTAAACAATGGTTGCTGCAACTAAAAACTATACGATCAAAGTTGGCGTTATTGGCAACGCTGAGTTCCAACGTTTCCAGCGGGGCATTGACAGCCTAGCTGCTACCTCGCGCAAAGCTGCTGCTGGCATCAAGAGCATGGGCGACCAGATGTCTTCGATGGGTCGGCTTGCTGGTCTTGCTGGCAAGGCGATGGCGGTATTCTATTCTGCTCAAGGGCTGAAGTCCATTATCGGCCAAGCAGATGCCATGCGGAACCTTGAGGCGTCCTTTAGTGTTCTGCTCGGCTCTGGTGAGCGCGCTTCGGCAATGATGAGTGAAGTCTTTGCGATTGCGAAGAATACAGGCGCTCCAATAAATGACGTTGCAGAGGCAGTACAGCGTTTGTCTGTGGGGTTGGGCGAGATGGGCGCAAGCAACGCCCAGATAACTACAATTGCCGATACGTTCATAAAGCTTGGCCGCGTCGGCGGCGCATCCATGGCCGACATCAACGGCGCGCTTATTCAGTTCAGCCAAGGCTTGGCTTCAGGCAAGCTGGCAGGCGATGAGTTTAGGTCTATCTCTGAGCGGCTTCCCTTAGTCATGAAGGCACTTGCTACAGAAATGGGCGTGAGTGTTGGTGAGTTGAAGAAGCTCGGCTCTGAGGGCAAGATTACTTCTGACATTATGGGCAACGCAATGATCAATGCCGCAAAAGGCGTTGATGCAGAGTTTAAGAAGTTGCCAAAGACGTTTGAGCAAGCATCTAACAACCTCAATACAATGTTCACCGAATTTCTAAGCACACCAGCGGTCATTTCTGCGGTGCAAGGGCTGGCTGATATAATTTCGTCCGCAACAGAAAGCATCCGCGTCTTTGCAGAAGATGTCTCATGGGCCTGGGGGCAGCTTGGCGAGTTTGAAAAATATGCAATTATAGCCGCCACCGCCATTGGCGGGATAACCATTGCGGTTAAATTGTTGATGGCGTCAAACCCCTTCACCTTGATTGCTACGGGTGCAATCGCGGCAGCAACTCTGATCATCACCAACTGGTCGCGGATCAAAGAGTTCTTCATGTTTGATCTGCCTATTGGCTTTTTACAGTTCCGCGTTGGTTTCAATAATGCCATGGCAAACGTGGTGCAGGCCGCACAACTAGGCGTAAACAAAGTCCTTGGGTTAATGCAGACATTTGGCAGCGCCATTCTTGCACCGATTAACCTCATACGTAAAGCAATGGGCGAGGACCCCCTTAACTTCAAACTAGCGATTGACGTTTCAACGAAGGCCCTTGCTGGCTTTGCTACTGGGCAGAAAGAATTGAACGCAAGTATTGCTGCGGGTGAAAAAAGCAGGGCTGCGTATAAAGCATCCTTGAAGGGCGTTGCTGATGCAACTGAGAAAAATGTTGGCGGACTAAAAAGCGTAGCTAAGGTTGCAGGCGATGCTGCTGGCGGTTTGAAGAAAGTTTCTGAGAGCGCTAAAGAGAGTGTTAAAGAAATTAAGAAAGAGCTGACTGTATTTGAGGAATTGCTTGAGAAGCTTCAAAAAGAAAATGCCGAAATCCAAGGCATAACGGAAGCCTACGTCCTACTTGCACAGGCGCGCGATAATGGGAACATCACCTTAAAAGAACACATTCGCCTGCTTGAACTTCTCAACGAGCGCGCCGAGCAGGCAGGGCTAATTAAGCCAACATTCTTTGACGGCATGATAGAGGAGTTGAAAAAGCAGCGCATTGAAATAGTCGGTGTTACCGACGCATTCGGTTTACTTGAAAAGGCATTGGCTGACGGACTAATTACGCTGCCAGAATACACCAAAATGCTCGCAGACCTCAACGAACGCGCCGAAAAGCTTGGTATCATCAAGCCGCCAACCTTTTTTGAAGAACTCAAGAAGGATCTTGCCGAGCAAAAGGAAAACGTAGATCGCATTACAGCGGCCTATGGCGATCTTGATGCTGCCTTTGCAAGTGGCGCAATCTCTGGGGCAGACTACCAACGGATGCTGGAAGCTCTCAACGATGCTGCTGAGGAGGCAGGCATCATCAACAGAGAGCTTGCACGGGTGATTGAGGACAGCCTTGGCCGTGCAATAGAAGATTCTATCATTGGCCTAGCTAAGGATGGCAAGTTTGCGTTCAAGGATATGGCTGTGAGCATTCTAGAAGACATTGCGCGCATGATCATAAAGATGAAAATTCTTGCGCCGCTGATGAAATCACTGGGCCTAAGCACCGGCGCCCCAACAGCAAACGCGCGCGGCGGCGTCTACTTGAATGGGGTCGGCAATGGCAGCCCTTACACGCCCTATGCATTAGGCGGCATCATCAACCAGCGCACAACCATTGGTTCAGCACTAATGGGCGAGGCGGGCGGTGGTAGGTCAGAGGCCATCATTCCTTTGCGCCGGCACGGTGGTTCACTTGGCGTTGGTGCTTCACCTGTGAATGTAAATGTAATTAATAACGCCGGGGCTGAAGTGAAGGTTTCCGAAAGCAGTGGCAACGACGGCAGTAGAACTATTGATATAATGATAGACCAGCGCGTTAAAGAGGCGATGGGCAGCGGCGGTATGGACCGCATACTGAGAAGCCGCTATGGTTTGCGGGCGATAGGAGGCTAACATGGCAATCACAATAGCAAATAGGCCTGCTGCACTTGATGGCTGCTGGTCGAGTTGGACTGAGAAGCAGAACACCAACATCATCCGAACGGACATGGATCTGGCAGGCGCAACAAAGGTTCGCCGCCGCACGACTGGCATCACACGCATTGCCAATGTCTCGCGTGTGTTTGAGGCGAAGCACTATGATGATTTCCTACGCTGGTTCAACGTGAACTGCCAGCAAGGCGTCCTACCCACGCGCATGAAGACGCCTTACATGGCTGAAGAAGTTTGGCGCTTTACAGAGGCGCCCGAAATCTCTTGGCTTGAGACAGGGGCGTTCGCTATTACAACCACTATCGAACAATTGCCCAGTTTCCGGGGACTATAATGGCGCTGACACCCACCATCAATCTGCCGGAGACAAACGTCGCCTTCCTGCACTTGCTTACCATAACGGCTGCAAGTGATGTCATTCGTGTGGTCAACAACGATGAGCCAGTTGTATCGCGGGGGCAGACCTTCGATCCATATCCGTTCAGCCTTGCACTACCTGTGTCTGACGGGGAGAAGCAGCCCGAACTGCTTTTGAATATTGACAACGTAGACCAGCGACTTGTTCGCGCCATCCGTGAATTGCTGACACCGCCGACGGTCTTGTTTGAGATGGTCCTGTCTGTGTCGCCTGATGTGCCAGAGCGCGCAATTGACTTCCTGCGGGCGGACTCGATCAGCTATGATGCGATGTCAATCCAGTTCCGTCTGCGCCCAAACAACATACTGGCGCGTAAGTTTCCCTCGTCAACCTACTCTCCTGCGCGTTATCGGGATTTGCACTTTGCCTGACATCCGTAGATATATCGGCTTGCCGTATAAGGACAAGGGCGCTGACTTTGACGGCGTGGATTGCCTTGGGCTTTGTATATTGTTCAACCGCGTTGAGCTGGGCAAAACCATCCCACCTCACCACGAATATTACACATCGGCAGATGACTTTGATGAAGCCGTCAATGGGTTCGAGGAAGGCAAGAAGGGTTGGCGCAAGACTGACGATGACCCCCAGATTGGCGATACTATCCTTTTCAGACAAATGGGCTATGTCAGTCACGCGGGCTTGTATATAAGCAATCGGGAGTTCCTTCATTCTGTCGCTGGCCAAGCCTCTTGTCTTGTGCGACTAGATGACTTCAATTGGGCCAAACGAAAAGATGGAATTATGAGATGGGGGTAAAAGAACAGAACAGCATCCCGCTTATAGCCAAGTATTTCGAAACGCCCGTTTCAAAGCCTTTACCTGTAACGGTCGAAGTCGGCACCTCTGTCGAAGACATAATAAACGGAATGAACCTTCCTGCGGAGATACAACCGCAAGTTGGCGTATTGATTGGCAACCAGCAGCTTGCCTTGGATTATCTCGTTGAGCAAGGTGATGAGCTTAAAATTGTAATTGTCCAAGGCAAGCAGATTATCAGCATTGTTGCGATTTTGGCAATTGCAATAGTTGCGCCCCATATTGCGGCGGCAATAGGACTATCGGGCCTTGCTGCCACCGCGGCGGCGGCGGTGATCACGATGGTTGGCGCACTGGTTGTCACGGCGCTTATCCCTCCGCCTGGAATTAAGGAGGCTGCTGGCGCGTCAGATACATATTTCGTAACTGGAGCATCCAACAACGCGCAGCTATTTGCCAACGTTCCTTCGATCTATGGCTCCCACAAAATTTACCCTGACCTAGCTGCAAAAGTACGCGGGAAGAACGTGGGCACCACAAGCGAAATTGCCATGCTGCTTGAGCTTGGCATTGGTGATGTGGAAATTGAGGATTTGCGTGTTGGGGATACGCCAATCGCATCGCTTGGCCTACAGACATTACTCCACAGCAACACAAAGAATCCTACTTTCAAATGGATTGATAATCTATCATCGGTTCAACCGTTCAACATTACGATCGACACGGTAGCGACAACGGCAACATCAGCCGCCAACAGCACTCATATTGAAGTTGTTCTCCAATTCGCCCGCGGCCTGTTTAGCCAAGATAAAAAGGGCAATCTGATAAGCAAGAGTGTCGGTTTGGAGCTACAATATCGGCTAGTCGGGGCCTCAGGGTGGACCAATTTCACATTTGTCAATGCGGGCGGCAAAGCATATTATTCTGGTGGCACTTTATCGGGCCAAAGCCTAGAGCCATTCTTAGTCCTCTGCTCTGCGTCTGGCTTGCCTGCTGGGCAGTATGAAGTCCGCATCCGGCGCACGACAATAGAGGCAACCGATCAAAAGACCAGCGACGGCTTCTCATTTGTCCAGATGAAGAGCTACAAGGAAGGCAGCCCTGTCTCATTTGACCGCGCGCACACCTTACTTGAAGTCTTTGGCGTTGCATCTGAAAAGGTGCAAGGTGTCGTTCAGACCGTGAATATGATCGCGCACCGCAAGATTCGCGACATCTCAGCAACCGGATGGTTAGCCTCGAAGCGTTCTTCTAACCCCGCACTAATTGCGCTTGACATTTTAACTTGCGAGGAAAACCCCCAACCTTTGCCGGATAGGCAGATAGACTTTGCAACTTGGAAAGAACTGCGCGACATCTGCGAAACTGGCAAATATACCTTCAACGGCATATTGCGCGAGAACGGCACGGTGGCAGACGCCGTTGCAAAGGTTCTCGGTAATGCCAGAGCGCAGTTGAATATCCAGAACAATGGCAAGATTGGCGTCCTGATTGACCAAGCAGGCAGGCTACCAAGGCAGCTTATCACGCCTGCAAATTCATGGGAGTTCTCTGGGAGCCGTAACTTCCCAATTTACCCGGACGCTTTGCGGGTTACATACACTGAGCCAGTCCTTGGTTATCAGAACAACGAAATAATCGTTTATGCCGATGGTTTTACTGAGGCCAACGCGGATCGGTTTGAAGACTTACCTACCGTCGGAATAACCGACAGAGAAGAAGCGTGGCGCTATGGGCGCTATATGATGGCACAAGCCATGATGCGGAATGAGACATTCAGCGTTAAGATGGATGTTGAGCATCTAGCCGTGTTGCGCGGCGATGTTGTTACGGTTCAGCATGATGTCCCTAAATTTGGCGGCGTGGCTGCACGGGTGGTAAGCGTTGCTGGCGCTGTTGTTACGATTGACAAGCCCGTCGAAGCCACAGGCGCACTTGGCGCGCGTATCAGGCAAGTTGATGGCACCATATCCACGCGCGCCGTTACAAACATCTCTGGCAACATAGTCACGCTAGCCACCGCTGTTGCTGGGATGGACTACGGCGACCTTATCGTTATTGGGGAACTGGGTAAGGAAACGCAGGACTATATCGTGCTGTCAGTCGAGCCTGATATAAACCTTTCAGCAACACTCACTCTCACGCCATATGTTCCTGCGCTTTATAGTGCTGACACGGGCAAAGCACCAGCATGGGATCCAGGCTTTGGCCCTGACATTTCTTCAGGCGGCACCACAACTTTGGCCGTGGGCAGCCTAGCAGCCAGTTATGAACTGAGCTATGTTGAGCGCAATCCTTACGGTAACGTCAAGTTAAACTGGCAGCTTACAGGCAGTGCAGGCAGCCTTGACCATTATGTGGTCACAATGACTCACCCAGATGGGCGGGTGGAATTATTGGCTGAGACAAAGGTGCCTTTCTACCAGTTCACGGTGGACTTGCTCAAGCAGCCAGACATGGCCAACGGCACAATGACGTTTCAGGTAACGCCTGTAAGTGCGCTGGGGACGCAAGGGAAGCCCGACACGGTTAAGCAGGTTATATTGCCAGACACTGCGCCGCCTGCCCCTGTGGACGGATTTGGCGTGAACGTGGTTAATAACGCCAGCGTTGACCTTTTCTGGCGCCTCTCGTCAGAGACTGACATCAGCTTCTATGACCTTCGATATACGCCAGAGGTTGTAAGCCCAACCTGGGCGAACGGCCTACACCTAGCTAATGTTGACTGGAAAACAGACCGGGCAGCCGTTGGCGCTCGTACAGGCACTTATATGATTTCGGCGGTTGACACGTCCGGCAACCGTTCCACGCCAAAGATGCTGCGGACTTCTGTTGAAACGCTGCCAGATCTGCAGATTGTCAAAGAGATTGACGATAGCACGACCAATTGGCTTGGCTCTAAGACGGATATGGTGGTCCTACCCGGCGGCGAGTTGACGCTTGCTCCCAAAGGTACTGGCATTGCTTCTCGCGGCGTATATCAGTTTGCTGGGTTGTTTGACCTTGGCTCGATTGACGAAGTGCGCGTGCAGGCAAAGATGACGGCCACGGGTATTGATACGGCAAGCGGCCTAGACAGTGATGAATGGGATGCGTGGCTTGAGGTCCGCACCACCGAGAAGCTTGAAGTTATGGCGGACTGGAAGCCTCTTGCGTCGATTGACCCAATTGCACCGCATGGTGTGGGTTGGCAACCATGGCGTCGTTTTGAAAGCGCTGACGTTACTGGGCGCACGTTTCAGTTTCGGATTATTGTCGTGTCAAACAGCCCTTCCGTGAATGTACGGATCCACAAGGCGCTTGTTGAGGTCGATGTACTTGAACGGGTTGTGAGCTTCCCTGATGTACAGATCACAGACGCCACAGCGGGCGCAAACATCACCTTTAATCCGGCGTTCTATGACATTCCATCGGTGGCCGTTACGATTGACGGCTCTCCGGTTAATTTACGCGCACTGATTACAAACAAGACCGTTGGTGGTATGACGGTGCAAGTTGTTGATGATGCTGGTGTGCCAAAGACTGGCCAAGTTGACGTTTTAGTTGGTGGTTGGGGGCGCAGACGCGCCAAGCCCCTTTGATAGGAGTATAAAGAATGGCTGTTTTAACACCGGGCGTGTTCCCGATAAATCCAAACGTCGAAAACGGCACCGACCTTGCCAATCACCTTAATGAACTCGTCAAGGCTATACTCAGCACCAACTCAAGCGCCACGCGGCCTGCTGTGTTGCAGCGTGGCGGCCTTTGGGCAAAGACAGGCACTGGCAATGATATTGCACTGATGTTCTTCGACGGTACAAAAGACCATCAAATCGGCTCAATCACGGGCGGCAATGTTTCGTTTGGCGCGGGTGTGCCAGCAAATGCAACAGCACCAACTGGCCCAACGGCTGGCGCGCTATGGGTTGACACCAGCGCTGTCGGTGCGCCTGTGCTGAAAGTGTACACAGGAACAGCGTGGCAGACGGTATCGGGTAGTTATCTGGCGCTAGCTGGCGGAACGATGACAGGCGCAGTAACCTTGTCGGGTGCGCCCACTGCCGACCTCCATGCGGCAACCAAAAAATATGTAGACGATGCCGACGCCCTGCTGGTCAAAAAGACAGACGTTGTCACTACTGGCGGAACAGCTACCCAAGCCGGAAAGGTGCCAGGGCTGAATGCTAATGGTAAGATCGACAGCACGATGTTGCCTGCTGCCGTCACTGGGGCAATGACGCTTAAAGGCGCAATTGATCCAGCAAGCGCAGTTCCGGCAGCCGCCAAGCAAGGGGATTATTACGTTGCCAGTGTTGCAGGCACCAGCACATGGCCAGGCATCAACGGCGCTAAGGTTCTTCTCGGCGATAGTCTTTTGTTCGATGGCGCGAACTGGCATATAATCCCAACGGAGGGAGACTTAGCGCTCTATTTGCCTCTTGCGGGCGGAACCCTCACAGGCCCACTGACGCTTTCGGGCGCGCCGAGTGCGAACTTGCACGGCGCCACCAAGAAATATGTTGACGATCAGGACGCGCTTTCTGTCAAACTGACAGGCGTATCAGCAACACCGACGGCAAACCTACTCCTGCAACTGGATGCAACGGCGAAATTTCCAGCCATCGCAATTCCAGATTTGTCTGCGACCTATCTGACGCCAGCCGCTGCCGATTTGAAGTATGTCCAAATTGCCAACTTTAATACGCTTGGTGATGCTCGGTATGTCCAGAAAACTGACCTGATTAACTCCGGCGGCGGTGTTGCTGGTGCGGTTGGTAAAGTGGTGCAAGTGGGCGCTGGCGGATATATCAGCACATCCTTCTTTAAGACCACCGACACTGGTGGAGCTGCTGCACAGGCTGGCTTCTTTCCAATCCTTGGCGCAGATGGCAAGCTATCGCAGCAAATGCTAGACACCATTGTAACTGTTGCAAAGCCTACTGCAACGGCTGGTGCTGCAAAGCTGGTATTGACCAGCGGCACAGGCAAGATTGACAACAGCCTTTTAACGCTTCCGGGCGTCTTGACGCTGAAAGGAACTATAGCACCAACAGCGGCTGCACCCGCTACTGCAGTTGATGGTGATGTTTTTGTCGTGAATACGGCTGGAAGCGTCGGGACAAGCTGGGGTGCGCCTGCTGCTGGCACAGCTGCTGCTGTTGGCGATTTGATGATCCGAGTAAACGGCGCTTGGGAGCTTCTTTCATCCACAGGCAACCTTGCATTCTTACCCTTGGCTGGTGGGACGCTCACGGGCGACTTTGGCGTCAATGGTAACACGGTGCTTGGCGCAAGCGGCACAAATACGATTACGTTCCGAGGCCGCGTAGCTGGCAGCATGATTCCGTCGGTAACAAATACGACCGATCTTGGTTCTGGGGCGTTATCTTATAAAGATGTGTACGCAGCGCGCGGGCTGTTTGGCGACGGGACACAAGCACTGCCCAGCATCGCTTTTGCTAGTGATCTGGATACAGGCATCTGGCATCCGGCTCCGGATACTCTGGCTGCAAGCACTGGCGGCACAGAACGTATGCGTATCGCCGCCAACGGCAACGTCGGGATTGGTACGAGTTCGCCAGCGAGTAAGCTGACTGTAGCTTCAAGCAACGTCACAGTTAATGCTGGTTATGGGATAGCCTTTACTGGTGACCAAACGCGCATAATGACCCCAGAAGATAACGTAGCTGGTGCGCGGATTGTAACGCCCGGTGAATTTAACCTTGCCACTGGCGGCACTGCGGTGCGTATGACTGTTGACGGCAGCGGCAACGTCGGGATTGGTACGAGTTCGCCTAAGACCCGCTTGCAAGCAACTGCTGGGGGTAGTCTCAACGCTCCGTCTCTTGGTAGTGCCACCAACGCCCCCTTATACGTCACGACTATTGATACCGCCTATGGCCTTATTGCAGGTGTCAACTCTTCTGACGGCCATGTGTTCCTTCAGGCTCAACGTACGGATGGCAAAGCCACGGCATATAACCTCACGCTTAACGAAGCTGGTGGCAACGTCGGGATTGGTACGACTTCGCCGTCCGAAAAGCTCCATGTAGTGGGCAACATCCTAGCCACGGGCAACGTCACGGCATACTCCGATGAGCGCCTGAAAGAGGACATCCAGCCGATTCCAGACGCGCTGGACAAGGTTTTGTCCCTCAATGGTGTGACATACACCCGTAACGACCTAGATGACACCACGCGCCGCTATGCTGGCCTGATTGCTCAAGATGTGCAGGCTGTGCTTCCAGAAGCAATTTCTGACAGCAATGGGACGCTGGCGTTAGACTATAATGCCACGATCGGGCTACTGGTTGAGAGCATCAAGGAGCTTACCGCGCGGGTTGCCAAGCTTGAAGGGAATTAAGAATGGCGCTTCAGAAGACAGGTGCGATATCACTCAGTGATGTGGCCGTGGAGTTAAAAAAGGCACCGACGGCCAACATATCGTTAAACGATGCCGATGTGCGTGCATTAGCGGGAGTGCCTACGGGAGAAATCTCCTTGTTCAACCTGTACGGCAAGCCTGCTTTTGTGCCCGGCACGACCAAATTTACAAGCAACAGCAGTTTTACTTTGCCAGCGGGTTATTTGTCGGCTGTCATTGAAGTATGGGGCGGAGGCGGAGGCGGTGGTACATTTGGCACCACAACTCAAGCTACAACAGGCGGGGTCTCGTCTGTCACAGGCACTGGCCTGAGCCTGATTGCAAACGGTGGCGGCGCGGGCGGGGAGTTTGCGATTGGCGGCACCGCACCTGGTGGCGTAGGGGGTTCTGCTCTTGGCGGCTCAACAAATACATCTGGTGGCGCAGGCGGGCAAGGTACTGCCGACGGTGTTTCGGGTAGGGGTACATCCGGCGCAGGCGGCGATACGGCACCAGGCGTCAACGCCTACACATCCGGTGGCGTGGGCGGCGCCTCTGTTATTGCCATCCCAGCCGTTACTGGGAACGCAAATATTAGTGGCAACGCAGGAGGCCCACCTGGCGCTGGCGGAAGTGGCGGAGCTGTATTTATCAACGCGCCAAAAATTCACCAAGGGCACGGCGGCGGTGGCGGTGGTGGTGGTGGCTATTCACGGATCACGGCCCTGCCTGCTACTTCTCCGAGTGGAACTGTTCTCACAATTGTTGTGGGCTCTGGCGGCGATGGCGCACTAGCGACCAACACCATCTCTAACGGTGGGCGGGGCGCAGATGGCTACGTCGTGATTACGACAACGTAGGTATTTCCTCCAGTATAACGGTGACCTTTATAATCAACAAAGGCACACCAATGCGCGCTTCATGCCGCGCCTGTTCATCCTTGGCGCGCTCTAGTGTGTCATATGA